AATTTGCATTATATCCAGGTCTTTTGTCATCTGTGATAAACCATTCAGTAATACCATCTGCTGATTTAACCAAAACAAAAGCAGGTTTAAATCCTGTGTAAACAAATGCACCATTATTAGCAGTTCCATTTCCAATCCATGAGCCAAATTTTGAATAGCCTTGTTTCTCTGCGAAAGCATAAGCAACACAAGTTCCTGTTTTATTCGTATTAATACTAGAACCAAGAGTTATATTAACTGCATCTGGTTCAACATCATTCCAAGCTGTAGCATCATTATCTTTTACAGCTGTAGAATTTAATAACACTGCATAAGTTGCACCTAAAGATTTATGATATACACCCCAAGCACCAGTTCCTGCACTTGACTTACATATTATCCAATCAGGTTTTACTCCTAAACCATGTGCTAATTTCGCACCAGCTGTTTGATTTCCAGTATAAGCTACTACACTAAAACCAGCTGTTTGATCAAATGAATAAGCACTTGGTGTAATTGTAGTAGAACCATTAGTTGCTATTCCAGATGTTGTTCCACCTTTCCAATTCCAAGATAGCATATTATCACTAGATTTATTAACATTATCATTAGTTCCAACAGTAAAACCATCACTATCAAAAGATTTTAAATCTTGAGCTTCTGTAGTTTGTGCAGCAGTACTATTAGTATGTAGAGTTTTAGTTACACCCCTTGCAACATCTGTTAAAATATGGTCACTATATGTAGTTCTACTTTTAATCCAAGTAAAAGCAGGTGCAAATCCAACTCCTGTTACTGCATTAGATGAACCTGTTCCATTGTAGAGAGAGGTGTTCATAAATGAACTACTTTTATCTATTGTTGAAAATGCCATTATGAGTTTAATCCTTTTGTTGAAAGAGCTGTGTACCCAGTTGGTACATCATACTCAAATTTTCCTATGTTTGATGCGTTTGTTCCTTCTGAAGCTATTGCTGTTGTTCCGAAGTAGCCATTGCCGAAGTTAGCTTGACAAGAATCATATCCACTTGATGAACCATCTCCAACAAAAAATGCAACATCAGAGCCAGTAATAAAACTAGAAAAATTTACTCCTGTACCACTTGTATTTAATAAAGTTCCATTTTTATAAGCATAAAATAAATCGTTATCCATATCTATTGCTAAACCTATGATGTCTCCATTGCCAGAGGTGGCTAAACTTGTTTGTTGATTTGTATTGTTTCCACTTATGTTGCCATTTACTGTATCATATACTAAACCACCAGCATTATCTTTTACATAAGCATTTGCTTGAAATCTTGCAGTAGCTATATCTGTGTCAAGAATACCAATGTGCATCACATTATCATTTTGTAATTTTTTAAATTCTGAATACCATTTTCCAGTTCTAGGCATAGCAATTGTTGATATTGCATAGTTTCTACTAGAATTTCCTGTTGGTGATACTTTTGTATTTCCTTCTGAAAATAGTGGTATTTCACTTATATAAACTAATAAAGGATTCCATGTAGCAAAAACATCACTTGGACAATCCTCTGTATTCGTAAGAGTACCACCACTTACTGAAAAATTACCACTTGAATTTCCAGCTTGATTGGTAACTGAATTTCCATCTTTTAAAATAAAATATCCATTATTTCCATAAGTTAAACTAGGATTGCCTTTAATTCTCCATTCTCCAGTTGTACTATCTGTTTCTCCAAATTCTGTTGGAGCATAACTTTGACCATCACAATAATGAATATGTGATAAACTACCATCAAAATAACTTCCTGGACTACTAGACTGATATCTTCCATGAACCATAATTTTTTGACCTAAATTCATTGTTGCATTTTGACCAGGATAAGTTGGCGAACTACCATTAGCATTTGTAATTTCTTCAAGCTGACCATTTACATAAAATCTTACTCTATTTGATGCTGTACTTTGTGTAGAATCAAATCTAAAAACAAAATTATACCAGCCAGAAGTATCTCTAAAAATTCTTGTAGTATCAAGGTTATATTCATTACTTCCATCCCACCAACTCATTCTTATTTTATTTGCTGTTGTAAAATCTAAACCTATTTTTTGAGTATGGCTTGATGCATTTTCATGCATAAAAAAGTATTGAGTTGAACCTAAACCACTTGCTCTTTTTATCCAATGAGAAATTGTAAAAGTTTTATCACTTGTCACACTTCCTGTTGCTGCTCTGCTTATATATGTACTAGCCATTAGTTAAATTGTCCCCCACCTGTTGAACCAGTATAAACTGTTACTGATGCTGTAAATGTTCTTGTTGCTGTTTGAGCTTCTTGGTCTGTAGCTGTAACAGTAAAAGAATAATTTACTGCAACTGCTGTACCTGAATTTTCTGTTCCACTAAATATACCACTTGTACTCATAGATATACCTGAAGGTAAACTACCTGAAGTAACTGCAACTGTAACTGTTGAACCACCTGATTCTGTTGCAACAACTTGAGTTAATACACTACCAGCAGTTCCAACTGGAATACTTCCTAATGAACCAGCAGCAGTTGTAAAAGTTGGGTCAACACTACAAGTTAAAATTGCATTAGTTGTTCTTACTGCATTACCATCATTGTTTTCTATTCTTAAATAATAAGTACCATTAGGTAAATCTAAAGTAGCATTAATAGAACCTGAATTTGTAAAAGATGTAATTGATGCATTATAAATTGCACCATCTGTTTTGATAGCTTGTACTTGAGGTACTGAAATAAAGTTAGCACCTAATATTGTAATTTGTGTTGCTGTACTAGGTGGTATTGTAAAAGTTGTTGATGATATAGTAGGTTTAGTTTCACCTATAGTTACACTTCCACCTAAAGCTACTCCTGAACCATTGATAGTAATTGAATTACTAGCTAATTTTGTTGTTGCAATTGCTGCTGTAGCATTAATATCTGCATTTAAAATAGCACCATCTAAAACTTTTCCAGTAGTAATAGCATCATCTAAAATTTTTACTGTAGTAACAGAATCACTTGCAAGTTTATCTGCAGTAATTATTCCATTTGAAATATCACTTGTTGTTAAAGCTGCGTTAGCAGGAGCTTTACCGACATATGCCATACTTAATTGTTTCCTTGTTTATTATGCTGAGATAGTATCTACAACACTTGTTATTATATCAACAGAAGTTGCAGCAGAAGCATAAGCTTTAACTGAATCTCCAGTTTGTAATACAATTTTAGAACCACCATCAATTAATTCTAAAGAACCACCAGTAGGAATAGGTGCATCTTTAATAATAAAATATGATTGTGAAGTGTTCTCAACATATACAGAGATATTAACTGAAGTACCAGAAGTGTTTGCACATCTAATACCTATAATAGCATCATCTGAATTAGCTGCTGGTCTTATCTCCATAGGAGAAGCAACTAAAGTTATGTCTTGTTTTAATATTCTTTCGAAATCTTGTGCCATAGAATTATCCTAATTATACCATTTTATTGTTTGATTGTCAACTACTTCTTATAAAGCAATTGCCATTGCAACAGCAAACCCATTAGATGCTTTAGCATCAACTTGAGTTTGAATATCGCTAGTTACTCCATCTAAGTAACCATATTCAGTATCATCTACTGAACCATCTCCTACTAAATTAGCATTTAATCTAGCACTTGAATCTATTGTCGCTTGTTTACTATTTATCTGTGTTTGAGCATTAGAAGATAAAGTATTTATATACTGAAATTCTGTACTTGTTACTGTACCATCTGCAATCTTAGTTGCATCAATTGCTGCTGCTGCTTTAATATTAGCATCTGCTAAATTAGTAATTGAATTACCTGTAGCATCTACATCAATAGTTTTATTTGTAAATGTAGTTGTACTACTTGCTGTAACACTTGAGTGAGGTTGAGAATCTACATAAGTTTTAATTGCTTTAGCAGAAGCTAAAGTATCATCACTTGCAGAAACTGCTGTTAAATTTGTATCAAGAACACCTGAAGCTAAATCTGCTACTTCAAGATTTGTAATACTATTACCAGTACCATTTGCATCTATTGTTTTATTTGTAAATGTAGTTGTACTAGAAGCTGTAACATTAGAATGTGATTGTGAATCTACATAAGCTTTAATTGATTGTTGTGATGCTGCAGCTATAGCTGAATCAGAAGACATAGTATCTTCATCTAAGAATGCTGTGCCACTAAGAGTACCATTTAAAACTGGACTTGTTAATGTTTTAGCTGATAAAGCTTGAGTATCAGTTAATGTAGCAACTGTTGCATCAATTGCAATATCATTTGCATTTGCAGTAATACCTGTTCCACCAACAACATCTAAAGTAACAGAACCTGAAGTACCACCACCTGTTAAACCATCACCTGCAGTTACACCAGTAATATCTCCTGCTGAAACTTGAGTAGCAACATATGCTTTAATTGATTGTTGTGATGCAACTTTAGTATCTGAATCAGATATAAAATTATCTTCATCTAAGAAAGCTGTTCCACTAATATCTGTATTAATAACTGGGCTTGTAAGAGTTTTATTTATTAAAGTATCTGTAGTAGCTTTACCAACTAATGTATCTGTTGAAGTAGGTAAGGTTACTGTTCCAGTATTTGAAATACTAGAAATGATAGGAGTTGTTAAAGTTTTATTTGTTAAAGTTTGTGCTGTATCTTTATCAACAACGACTGCTGTATCAATTGCAAAAGTCATTGTTTGAGCTGAACCTGTAGTATCTATACCAGTACCACCAGTTAAAGTAAGTTCTTGAGTATCTAAATCAATTGATTGATTACCACCAGTATCACCTTCAAAATCTAAATCAGCACCACCAACTTGTGCATCAACATAAGTTTTAATTGCTTTAGCACTAGCTAGAGTATCATCACTTGCAGATACTGTAGTTAAATCTATATCTACATCTGTAATAGTAGTAGCTGTTCCAATAGCTAAACCATCTAATGTTACTGTACCATTAAAGTAAGCATCTTTAAATTGTTTAGCTGCTGTTCCTAAATCTATATCATTGTCTACTGAAGGAATAATTAATCCATCAGAAACTTTAAATTGTTGTGTAGCTGCTGCACCAACTTTAATAGAAAATTCTAATTCATCACTTGTTGTATTTACATTAATTTTATTTAAAGGAGTAGCTAAATTAGCATCACCAATCAATCCAATTACTGGACCATTAGCTGCTGTACCATCATGTTTATGTCCTGTAGTATTTACAAATGCTGAAACAATAGCATCAAATTCATTATTTAAATCTACTGCATCTATTGTAAGAGTATCTACAATTTCTGCTGCACTCTGTCGTATATATCCTGCCATATTATCTTCTTCCTCCTGCTATAAATGAAACAAATAAACCATTGACTGCATATGCAGCATTAGTATCATCGCTAAAAAATCTAAAGTTATTTGAAAAACCACTTCCTGTTACTATCATTTTCTTACTTGGTAATGTTACTGCACCATATGTTCCAGTTCCGAATACTGCAGAACCATATAAAGATGTAGAGTTTAAAGAACCTACATTAACTGCACCAGGTTGAGGTACATCTGTAGATTCAAAATCATATCTGATTCTCATCTGTAAATCTGGTTGTGTTCCTTCTGGTTTAATATTTGCTTTAACTGCATAAAGACTTTTTCTTAAACCATTATCACCATAATCCATATCAGGTGTTTGAAACTTTGCATTAATATTTGTTGTATCAAAATTGTCGCCTGTATCTATTTCGTAGACATAACCATTTTCATTTGCACCAAATTTAACTTCTTCGTTCTGAGGGTTTAATTCAGAAGAACAGAATTTTAAATCCATTCCTATTGATTGACTCCACTCAAAAGCAGGAACTCCATTTTCATCAAATTTAAAAGTTCCAATAATTCCTTTTTGTGCTGATTGTCCTTGACCTGACTGATGATAAAATAATCTATACTGACTTTTTTCTCTAATCACCATACTAGAAATAGTATATTGTTGAATGTTTGTTAGTAAAGTATTTATTAAAGGTAAAATCTTTCTACTAATAGAACCTATTTCAATATCGTCAATTCTAGCTGTACCAGCAACTGTTCTTAATCCATCAGGTGCTAAGAAGATTAAATCTCCTCCAATCTCCTGAATTGAATTTCCACTTACACAACCTATATTTTTAGTTATAGATTTAAGTATAGGGGTAGAATCAAGACTTGTCAACTCAAATATACTATTTTTACAGAATATAATTAAGCTATTTCTAAAGACTTTAATCCCTGTAATAATATCTCCAACATCAATTTCTCCTGCTGAACTACCTTCAAAATCATAAGGCTTTAATCTAGTACTATAAGCTACTGTACTTGTTGAGCTTGATTGTCCTGCTACTATTAATCTTTCTGAAAATATACTACAAACACTAGGATTAATTGGAGCTGGAGCTACTAATTCTTCAAAGTAATAAGTATTAACACCACTTGAAACTGTTATTTGAAACTCTCCAATTTTGTTTACTCCATCAGTAATATATAAAGTACCATAAGCACCATCTGATTCATAGACATCAAAGTTATTATTTGTTTGATTACTTCTTAAAATAGTTGTTGCACTAGATAAAGCTGCAGCAAGTACTCCACTTTTCTTTACAACTTGACTTGAAGCTGAAGCAACTACATTACTATCTAATGTTAATAATATATTACTTGTTATAGATAGTACTCTATAATTAATACTATTAATTTGTATTCTATCATTGACAGCAAATTCAGTTGTAAAAGCTGTTCCTGTTCCTGTAACTGTTGCTGCACCTGCAGTAACTGCAACTGTGCCTGTTTGAGCTACATAAGTATCTTTATTAACTTGAAGCCAAGTGATACCATCATTTGACCAATAAATTCCTGAACCTTGACAAGCAAGGACTCCACCTGCATAAGAAATTAATCCTGTAATTGCATCTGAAATATTTCCTGTTGGTGATGTAGCTGAACCTGCACCCCATTTTGTATATCCATTAATTCTTCTGTAACCACCTGTTGTAGCTGATTCAAAATTTTCTAATATAGTTGCAGCACCTGGTGTTCTAAATAAAGCATGACTACTTGATACTAAATCTAATCCACCTGCGACAGTAATGGAAGCTCCTTGTGTTGGCATATTTTATTATCCTATGGTAGTAAGTAACTAAATCTTACATCCGACATATATTGTGGTTGTGGTGAATTTAAATTATCAGCCATACTCTGTAAGCCTTTTTTATATTCATCTAAAGCTAACTGCGATTGAGCAATGTTATCTTTAAATTGATATAAATAATATCTAGCTCTTGCTAGTAAAACTGGTTTGTATTGTTCTGGGAATAAAACTGTATCTGTATCTGCTGCTAAAGCAGTAGGTCTATTATATGCAAAGAAATGTATATTATAAACTTTATCTGGTATAGGAGATAATCCAAATCTTCTACCATCTGAACTTCTTATAATTCTTACTGGAGTTGCATAGGAACTCGTTCTTGCATTTTCTTCTTCTGCTGAAGAATAAGAAGTTCTCCATGAAGATAGAGTTGTAAAAGCTAATTTATTATTTGTGTAAGGTGAGTTAGTATCGACAAGAGTAAACATAGTCCAGTTTACTGAATCAAAATCTGCATCTATATTTGCTGAACCAGCTTTACATAGATACCATCTTTGTCCAACTACTGTTGGTACAATTGTGTTTCCAAAATAAGGGTCATCAGGAACATCAGAACTTAACCAAGACCAATCATCTACTGCATCAGCAATATCAAAGTAAGCTCTGTTAACAACATTAGCTACTTGTTTTTGTATTCCAACACCTGTAGCAACTGTAGTAACTTCTGGTTCATTCAGTTCTACTAATAATTCATTGACTAATGTTTTATAATCTTTTGCCATGTAATAGTTTATACCTTTAATACTTTAGGATTTTTAATCCTATAAAATTTTTTAAACTATTATTGCAATGAGTAAAATAATACCAAAGACAATAACAAATCTTTTATGGTCTCTCCAAATACCTTTTAATTCCATAATAGATAATTTTAAATTGCTGTTCATAATAGTTCCTTTATAGTTAAAAGGCAGGGGATATTTCTACCCCCTACCAATATTAAGTTATTAAGTTACTGTGATAATACCAGCACCAACTGATAATTTATCAAGTACTTTTCTTCCATATACATGAAGACCTCTTACTTGGTCAGCAAATGTAGTTGGGCTTCTGAAAGACTCAACTGTATTCATTGCATTCGCACAAGAAGTACTTCTCATATGTCCAAATAGAACTGATGCATTACCTGCAGAGTCTTTAACATTATTAGATTTGTACATAGCAAATCCTCTAAGTAGACCTGAAGCAACCAAACCATTTCTTAAAGAACCTTTACCTGCATTGTAATCAATGGATAAAAGTTTAGAAGAAGTATCTGATAACGAGTTGTAAAAGTCAGGAGCTGCAACAAACCATCTGTTTTCTTCAGGGTTGTCTTTTTCATCCATAACTTGTGCACATGAACTCATATAGTTCAATGGGTCAGTACCTGCTACATGATTAATAGCAATAGGAGCTGCGATTGCACCAAAGATAAGTTTAGAAGCTGCAACACCACCTACTGCTAAAATAGGAGTCAACGAATCTGTTGTTGAACCTGAATTAATAGCTTGTGTGTACATATCCAAAAGTACTTCAGTATCCATTGTATCTTTTAGTTTGTAACCTGCGTTATTAGATGCAGTATCTGCAAAGTTAATATGACCGAATCTTTTTTCTAAAGAATCAACTGCAAAACTAAAGTAGTTTGCTTTGTCGATTGTTAGAACTAATTCATTGTCAGTTATTGCAACATCTGTTGTAGCTAGTCCTCTAGTATAAGCAGCCACAGTCATTTGTGGTTCTTTTACTATATTAACAGTATCGCCATAGGATTTTATTTCTCCCATGTAATCTGTGTTACAGATTGCTTCTACTGTAGATGCTTTTCTTAAAGCCATCCATACTTTTTTACTATATATTTCTGGAACCCAAAAAGCGTTTGCTTGTGTTCCTGCTGGAGCTGCACCACCAAAGTTGGTTGTACTAGCACCTGTAAAGTTTGCCATAATTATTATTTCCTTATTTGTTTACTTGTTGATAAAAATGAAAGCAAAGTTAATCTTGTATAACTCTACCTTCTCTTTGAGCTATCATAATATCTTTCTCATATTTTTCAAACTCATCGACAGACATTCTTTTAATATCTGAAGTTTTGAAAACAACCTTCTGTCCAGTTGGTTCTCCGATATGTTCTCTAGTTTTAACTAGCATATCAGCACCTTCTTTAGGTCGCTTGTTCTCAGTAGTAGTTTTTTTATCTAATCCAAGTCCTCGGTCTTTCTTATACAGGTCGACTGCTCTTGCTGCAAGTTTACCATTATTGTTGTTCTCATAAATCCAAGATTTAATTTCATTTGGCTGTTCGTCTGCCCAACTATGGAAATCATCTGATTCTTTGATATCACCAAAGTCTGGATGAAGTCTTGATAACTCTAATTGAGCTTCTCTAGCTGCTAATGAATCATTCTTTTTCTTAAGAGATTCAACTTCTTCTTGTAAACTTGTCATCTCATTACGAGATTGCAAGTGGGATACAGTTTCCACAACTCCATATATGTCAGGGTATTCCTCTTTGAAGATTTTTAGTTCTTCTTCAGATTTCGGTGGTGCATACTTTGGTCGGTTCTCTTTAAGCTGTGCTTTAAGGTCTCCTTCTTTTGTATTCCAATCACCTAACTTCCTATCATAATATCGTTTTAGGTCGTCATATCTTTTTTTGTAGTCAACTTTTGAATAAGGTTTTGAATCGACACTAAGTGCTGATTCCTGTAAAGACTTATCCGAAGTAGCCGAATCTAAAGTTGTGTTAGTATCAGGGTTGACATTACTGTCAGTAGCTTCTCTAACTAAACCTCTAGGGTCGGTGTTGGCATCTGCTGGTCCATTATCGGCAGTAATAAAATCTGTAGGCATAATATCTTCTGTATGCCAGGCTTTATTTCTGTTATAAGGATTCGCTTTGACTTCCTTAGTTTGTCCTTCGTCTTCTTTCATGTTTCCTCCTTTAGGGCTTCTTAACTGTGAAGGTAGCTAAAAATTGGTTACTTGTTTGAAAACAAAGCTACAAGGGCTTATATAAATATAAGGTAGCTTGTTTATTCTTAGAGTACCACTCTAAAAATTCTGTTATGCCAATAAAGATTCTTCTGTATCTAATACAGCTTCTTCTTCTTGACTTACTTGCCCAGCATCATAATCTGCTTCTGCTTGTGCCATCATATCTCTTAATGTATCAACACCTAAACTTTTAACTGCTTTAGCTGTAAATACAAATTCGCCATCTGATAACAGGGCTGGGATTGAATCTGAAGTTCCATCACCTGGTCCTTCTACTAATTCATCCTCTGTAAATTCTGTTGCAACTATCTTTGGTATAATTGCTTCTAACTCTGGATGCATTTCTATAGCTTCATCCAATACTATTTCTTCTTCTTCTGATAATGAAGATGTATCTAAAATACCATCTACATCACTATCATCTTCCATTGACATATCATCTTCTAATAACATATCATCTTCCATACCAGTAGGTCTTAATAAAGAACCATCTTCCATGTATGCTTCATCTTCAACAATTGCTGTATCATCTTCAATAACTGCTTCATCATCTACTATGTCACCTTCAGCATAAGCTTGATAATCTTTTCTATCTTCTTGTCTTCCAACTGCACCACCAATATTTAAAGCTAATGGTGTTTGTTCTGAAATATCATTCTCATCCATATAACCACCTAGAGCTGCTTTAACTTTTGTCCTCATAGATTTTAATTTTTTAATTTGATTATCAATATTAGATTTTGTACTTGTATCTTCTATTACTTCTTTTTGATTTTCTAACTTTTTAATTTGTTTATTAATTAATTTATCTTTAATACTTTCTGTATAATATTTAGTATCGCTAGGTTCTAAATCATGTTCTTCTAATTCTGGAATATCATCTTCATCTAAAAGAGCAACATCACCTTTATTAAATCTTGTTCTAGTCTTACCTAATAATCTAGAAGGTAAACCTTTTCTAGCAGATTCAGGTGTTTTAATATCATAAGGTGATATACCATCATCTGTCTTATCTTCTTTAGCAATATAAGGTGGCATATCCATTAGTCCACCAGTAGCTTTTTTAGTTCTTTTCTTGTGAGAGTACATTTATATTTATCCTTAATGGTTATTATAACAACTTAAAACTCTTTAGTCAACACTATCTTTTAGAATATCTTTAATTTGACTAGGCAGATTCTTCAGTCGTTCCAGAAAAACCCATCTCCCCTGGCATTGGTGGATTGTTTGTTGGGTCAATCCCCTCGCCATTTCCTGCGTTGTTTGTTCCTGCACCTTGTGGAGGTACTCCTCCAGGTGTTTCCATTCCTGGCTGTTGACCAGGGATAGGAGCTTCTTCGCCAATTCCTTGTTGAGCATTGTTTTGGTATCCTATAATTTTAGCATAGATTTCTGCTTCACTCTTAGAGTTAATTATTTCATCAGGGTCTAAATCTAAAGAATATGCTAACTCTTTAATAACCTCTGAAATCTTAACGAATGGAGCAATAGATGGATTTTGAATTGTTTGTAAGAACATAGTAAGTCTTTGAGACCTAACTTCTTTTCTCATTAAAGAAGAACTACCTGTTGCTCTAATATCTAAATCACCTAGTATTGGTAAATCACCTTCATAGAATTGCATATTCCATTGGAACATAGATTCTCCTAAAGGTTTAATTAAGCTGTCATCAATATTCTTAATGACTGTTTTAATATTTAAAGATGCTGCACCCATAAGCATTGACATACCTGATGCTGTTCTAGTCATACCTGTTACTCCTGTTTGACCATGTGAGTAAGAAGGTATCCCTGTAGATTCATCTGCAAGTTGTCTAAACTTATCAAACATCTGCATATTTTCTGTAGCAGTATTTGGAAATTTAATTCCATAGATTGCTTGACCTGGAACTCCAGCTTGTCTTTTAAATATTTTTCCTGGATATACTTCCATGTTTTGATTTTGAACTAAAGCTGATTCATCAATATCAAAAACTAAATTACCTGCTAATGCTAAATTATCAATTGCCATTCTTGCATGACCATTCATAATTGATTGTGCATCATCCATATTTTCTGGAACACCTATTCCAAAAAACTGATAAGGATTTTTTTCATAAGCAAAAGATTGATATGGTATTCTAAATGGAGTAAAAGGATTTTCTACAATCCTAATTATTTTTCCATTGCTAGTCCAAACATTAACTTGAACTTCTTCAAAATCTTCTATCTCATCATCAATTTCTATTCCCTGTTCTCTAGCAGTTATAGCATCTATAGTTCCCCAGTACTCTAATACTTCATATCTATTAGATTCTAAATCTCCTAGTGTATTATTTTCTGAATCAATAGATGTTTCCCAACTTTTCTTTTCATACTTTGGACCCATCTCTAAACATTTATAAATAGCTTCTTTATTAAAGTAAGGTCTATTTAATAAATCTTTAAATTGATGTCTGTTTAATCTGTGTCTTTGAATAACATATTCTGCTTCATCCATATTTCTAGCATTAGGGTCTGGATAGAAATCCCATATGCTTACAAATTCTACTTTAGGAACTTTAACTTCTACTGCATTATATTCTCTAGCACCATCTGCACCTTGTGAGTATTGGTGTAATGTTTTATTATAAGTAAAAGGTCCTTTAAGGATTCCTGTACCTAATAAACAAGATTCAAAGATTGCACTTCTTAATGCAACATTAGCATCTGATTCATCTAGTTGGTCTTCAATTAATTTTTGTAATCTTCTTGCTGCAATTTGTGCAGGTTTAATTTGTGGCATCTCAGGAATAGGAGAAGGTCCTGAAGATAAATCTGCTTCTGCAAATTCTTCTTCTAATCCACCTAGGTTAACACCATTCAAAGAATTAAATGTTGCACCTGGTTCTAAAATATTTCCATCGCCTGGATAACCTAATCCACCAGTATCTTGTTCTTGGTCTGTTTCAGGATTGTATGCTAAGTTACCTTCTATCTGAGGTTCAATTTGGTCAACACCCATTTGTTCCTTCATAGGATTCATGTGTGCAAATTTATCTATACCTTCTGGTATAACTGTTTCTTCAATTGTTAATGGGAATTTTCCTGTACCAAATAGTACATCAATGATTTGTCCATAAGCTGCTAAAACTTTTGTCTTAGTAACTTTAACAAATACTCTTGACTTTTCATGTTGAGTAAAATGAATATTCTTATAGTACTTACCACGATAATTATGATAAGCTTGTAACCACCTATCTTCATCATCACCTCTCTTATCAGAAGCTTGACTATATTTGGATTGAATATCAATTACTAAAGATGATAATTCTTCTAGTTTATCTTCTTCAGTAGAAGAATTCATTGTCTCATCAACTGCCATACAATTCCTATTTGTTCAAATTTTTATACGATACTTATTATAATACACTTATTTAGTCATGTTGTCAACTACTTTTGTTAATCTAGAATAATCTTCTTAATAGAAATTATTACAGATGTAGGGATAATAACTGTACTACCTATATCTTCAAATACAGGTTTGGTTTTACTTTTAATATAATCTCTAAATATTCTAGTTACTCCTTTCTTTTGACTAAGTAAATAGCCCTTAGATACAGCAATAGGTAGCTTTTCCTGATTTAATATCTTTAAAGTACTCCAGCCATCATCACCCTCGATATCCAACCATTCTATTTCAACATAAGGATATTTACTAATATCATCAGCTAATATCTTTTCATTAAGAGGAATTACTTTTACTACTTTTTTACTCTTTTTAGGTTTTATAATCTTTCTTCTTTTAGTCTTTACTTTCTTTTTCCTCACGAAAGTTTCTCCCCAAAATGTTTAGCTTGTTTAGTTATCTTATAATTAGTATTCTCATCTTTTTCTTTAACTTTTCCATATGGTTTAAATGCTCCATTACCTTCTACTTTAGGGTCTCTTAAGAAACCCATCTCTTGGTCTTTAATACCATTGTTATCTGAGTATCTATATATATTAATTTTAAATACTTGTTCTATATTATCTTGTTTTAAATATTTTTGTAAATCATCATAAGACATTACTTCATCATATTCATGATTTGTTTTTTTATTTCTAAATGTATATACTGGCATTAGTATCCAAAGGTTGGGTCTGATGGAGTCCATCTTTTAAGTTGTTGCATATCTTCATAAGGTGTAATACTTCTTGGTCTAGACATAATTAAATATCTCAGAGCATCATATGCATGGTCTGATGCTTTAGTATCTACATCTTCTGGTTTTGATTTATCAATAGGGATTGCTTGTAGTTCTCTAATTGTATTAGGACAAGTTCTAAATATCTGGAGTTTTGGTCTGCCTTTAGCATTTAATTTTAATCTCTCATGTATTTGTATCTTGCCCTGAATTCTGTTCTTATCTGCTCTTCTAAGTTTGTGTCCTGCTTTTGTTAATGCTTCTCCAACAGTAGGTCCTGTTGTTCCAGTCCTCGCCCATGCTGCTGTATCTAAAACTCCAGCAACAGATAGTCTATCTTCTTTTTCAAACTCAAAAATTCTTATAGCTAATTCTTCTCCTGTTAATCCTTTTTGATATAGCTCTCGGTATATGATTAAGGTTTCATCTGTTGGGTCAATACAACCCCAGACTACTGCTGATTCTGCTGCGTAACCATAATCAATTCCTTTTACTCTTATCCAATGTTTAGGTAATGCATATGGAGCTACTGTATGTTTTTCATATTCAAATTCTGTAAAGGCAGCTCCTTCGGAAACATCCCAGTTACCATCTAGTAATTGTCTTCTTTGTGTTGGTGGTAATGACATAAGCATTTGTTCATATTTACCATCATCATTTAAATAAGGATTATCATGTAGACTTGCAGGTATAAACTTTCTTGTTATCTTATCTTTACCTATAAAGGATTCATTTGGAGGTGCATCATCTAGGTATCTTTTCTTTACCCAATTACCTCCAACTCCTCCAGGATTTGCAGTACACCGAATATAGCAATTTATTGCATTGTTTGTTGTTCTTAATCGTGACTGCAAATACTGAAGAGGGAATTCTGTAGGGTATTGTGTTAATTCATCAATACCTATCCAGGTATATGATTGACCTTGATATCTGTATACGTCAGCATCTCTATCAAGATAACCAAATTCTAATGAAGCTCCTGAAGGGAACTTCCAAATCTTTTCTACTTCTCTAAACTTTGCACCTATAAAAGCTTTAGGATATAATTCTCTAGACTTATCTATTAACTCTCTTAACTCAGGCATAGACTTTCTTAATAATAATGCTCTATGTTCTTTGATATGCATATATCTTAATGGGTCAACTAACATAGCATAAGACTTTCCTCCACCTGCTGCACCACCATATAATACATCTTGTTCTGGAGCTGCTAGGAAATCTGTTTGAGGACCTGCATTAGGTCTGAATGCTATTCTTTCTTTTTCTTCCTGTAGGAGTTCTTTAACAGAGTTAGGAAGCTTATCAATCTTGTCTTCCTCGATAACCAAACCTTTCTTCGTTTCTTTATTCGTTTCACCATTTTGTACCACTTTCAATGCTTCTTTTTTATCTCTGAGTCTTCTAGTCTTATTCTCAAGATTCTTTTTTAATCTAGCTATATCTTGTTCTCTTTCTTTGATGGCTTTCCTAGAAGCTAACTTAGCTTTATGTTCAAAGCTATAATTATATTGTCTCTTTGTCATTTCTTGCTAATAGACCTTTAGGTTGCTCTTTAATTTTTGTTGGCACATCTTTATCCATTATCTTTTTTAACCCCATGGCTGATAGCTTACGACCTGTCTGATGCTCTAATATATCAACTGCTCCTCTTAAACTAAAAGCTCCTGACTTAACACCATCTTTCATTTCATTCAATGATTCTATTTCTTTAACTATTGGTAATAATGTTTTATCATCAACATCTAATTTATAACCAAAAGGTATTGTAGAACTATTTCTTCTCATCTATTACATCCTCTGCTGTTACATCTATTAATTCTTCCTTCTGTGGTATAATGAATATACCTGAAGCTACTGTATGATTAATATCTAGCTTATCTCTTTTAGCTATTCCTACTCTGTCTAATAAGGTCTGGGCTGCTTGGAGTTTAGCATTGACTTGTGGGATTGGGTCATCACTTTCTAATATCTCGACAAGCTTTTGACTAGCTCGAGGTGCTGACTTTGCTAGAATCTTTGTGGCGACATCTACAATTTCATCCTTAAGGGAATCTACTACATTAGATTTAGAACTGTCGGCATACCCTGCTGCTTTCAAAGCAATCGTTAAATCTCCTTTAGCTGTACCTCCGAGTGCTGTTAGAAAATGCTGTTGTTGTTCTGTGAGTTTTCTTTTATTACCTGAGTTAGTGGGAAGGAAGTTGTTATTCATATTATTCATTATAACAAGTATACAGCTAGTTGACAACACAAATAAATATATTTATGTTTAGAGTTGACAAATGCAGAAGGAGGTGTATAATATAAGTAGTTGCTCTCCAGGGGGTAAAGCATATAGACCTTACTGGGAATATCCAGGGTCAAGAGCAACCCTTCTTATTATTATTATTCCTATTATCTTTATAGCAGGGCGACCCTTATCTAGTTTACACTCAGAGTTCTCTCAAATTGTATAAGCAGTATATACATACCCCCACACCCCCCAGTGGCACATCATACCCTTTGCTAATTAGAATCAATCCAATCTAGAAAATATCTAAAGACCTAACATAATATATATACATAATATAGATATACTTTTTATATATAATAACTAGTATACATCTTTTATATATATAATATAGATATATAAGAT